CGGGGGCCTTCGGCCCCCTCCGTTCTCTTAAATAAAACAACTGGGTTGCCGTCCGAGAACTAATGGTTTCCGCCGTCCGAGATAGAAAGGTTGGGGTGTGCTGGTGTTACACGTCGTTAAACGTGGTTGTGCCCCTACAGGAGGCACTCCAAGTCGTCGGGGCATCGCCCTGTGCGACCGGGAACTGCATGGGGTAGGTGGCGTAAATAGCCCAAGCGTATCTGTAGTCGAAGTCAACCGGCTCCGTACCCCCGGGGCTGAACCGGGCCTTGGTCTGGTGCTTCAGGTTGTAACGCAATATCTTCTGGTTCTTCAAATTCGTAATCATCGTCTGGTTGTTCGTCGCCGTAGCGGCGGCACTCTGCTGCGTATGCTGTAAGGTAAAGCGACGGTCTGAAATAATGCGAAAGTTGTTCGTGTTTGGAATCTGTAGGAGCATGTCCATGGCATTCATATTATTGGGCGACGGCAATGCATCTCCAAAGTTCGACCCGTCATTCGTCAAAAACAACTGGGTATCCGGGGAAATGGTCGTCCCCGCGGGACTGAGCGCCCGCTTGATCTTGAAACATAACACGCGAAATGTTACCGGGTCATTCCGAAAGTTCGCTGGCACCTCGTTATCCAACTGCACGGTCAAGTTCACCGTAGATCCCTTCAACCAAATAAACTGACCATCGCGGTCATTACGAGTATCACCCTGAGGGGCATTGAATCCGCCAACTGGCGTATATTGCCCGTATTGTCCAAGAGCAGTCTGGCCTGCAATAAATTTAACACAGTTAATGCCAACACCCGTTGGTGTAGCGACGGGCTGTACGTAATCCTGCTGACGCCAAGGTATCACTTTTGTCTCTGCCATTCCTCGAATAGTTCGCGCAACCATATTATTGACGCGATTAGCGCGACGGCTGAACCCGAAACGCGCAGGCCGGGCCGTGATGCGACGGCGGCCGAAAGCCTTTTTAGTGTACCGACGGAAGCCAGTTCGCCTTTTTCTCCCATAACGGGGGACAAGCGATGTACGTTTTCGCTTTCTTGAATAATACGGCATGACGTCGGGATGGGGTGCATTTTATAATCACTATCCTGGCACCCGTATAAATAGGGTCGACCCCCTTGTTGACCCAAAAAATTTAGGGGGCACCACAAGGTTCGCGAAACAAAGTTTCTGGTATATATATTCTGTCAAGTCCGGGGTGGGTAAAAAAATGACGTCCCAAATCTGCGGGTATGACTTCACCTGCTCGGTCGAAAAGTGTCCGGATCTCAACTTCCTCCAAACCACGCTCAACGGATGGTGCAAAAAATGGGTGTTCCAGAAAGAGCGGGGCGGGAGCGGCTACGAACACTGGCAAGGCCGCGTGTCCCTCATCCACAAGAAGCGCATCAACGAAATCGTGGCGCAGGTCCCCATCCAAGGTATCCACTGGTCTCCCACATCCAGAGCAGTGCACGAAGGGCAAAACTTCAACTACGTCATGAAAGCAGACACCCGTATCGACGGGCCATGGAAAGACGACGACTTCGTCGAACCACCACCGCTCACGCGGCAGCTCAAGGCGTTCATGAAACTCGACAAGTGGCCGTGGCAACAAAATGTCCTCAACTTCTGTGAAGACGAAGACGATCGCTGGATCCGGCTCATCGTTGACAAGGTCGGCAACTCCGGCAAGTCCATCCTCGCGGAATACATCGAATACACCGGGAAGGGGTACGAAGTTCCACCGTTCCGTCTAATGGAAGATATCATGGCATGTGCGATGTCCATCACAACGCAAAAATGCTACCTCATTGACATGCCGCGGGCGATGAAAAAGGACAGACTCTCCGAGTTCTACGCGGGCCTCGAGGCCCTCAAAAACGGCGTGGCGTACGACAAGCGCTACAAGTTCAAAAAGAAACGTATCGATCGCCCCCAAATCATCGTGTTCACAAACAGAGATCCCTGCTGGGACTTCATGTCCATGGACCGATGGCAAATCTACGACATGCAGCCGGACAAGTCACTCATGCTACGTGACCTCACCCCGGTCACCGGGGACCCCGAGGATCCATAAAGGATTTTCGGCGCTACGCTGTAACACTACGAAAATCCTCTTTTTTTTTTATAGAGACATTGGATCAACTGGATCAAATAAAAATTATAATTTTAGACATAAACTAAAGTACGGGGTTCGAATATCGCGGCTGACGCGCGACGTGCTACGGGGGCCTTCGGCCCCCTCCGTTCTCTTAAATAAAACAACTGGGTTGCCGTCCGAGAACTAATGGTTTCCGCCGTCCGAGATAGAAAGGTTGGGGT